AAACAGCATGCCGAAGAAGCCACAAAGGAAGCCGTCAGTGAGCCACTCCATCACTTCCTCACCAGCCACCCAAGCAACCCGAGCAGCCCGATAAACAAGGCGCCCCATGCGATACATGCTCCGAGAAGGGGTGTCATGCTGGAACCATTTCAGGATTTTCATATTTGCTGACGCGGATTTCTGCGCCCCGAGAACCGTCTTTTCTGAGGCGATGAACTAGGAGAGCCCAATCTCCATACCTAAACACGATATCTACGACGATTCCTCGCCGTCGGCTTTCTTTTCGGTATCCGAATTCAACCGTATCTCCGACCTTGAACGGGCAATCGAGCGCCGCAATCTGCTTCTGAATGCCGGAAATTTCCTCGTCTATTTCTTGCCGCCTCGCCTGCGCGCAAGAAAGGCGCAATTTCAAATCTTGGATGCTCATGCCGTAACCTCATCTTTGATGTCGTCGGTGATGGGAAGGCCAGAGATCGGACGAAGTCGACGATCTGCAAGGAATCTTTCGGGCACCCATTCAAGAAACCCGTTAGTTCGCCGATTGGGGAGAGCACGACTGGCACGTACAAGCCATGTTGGACCGATTGCAAGAGGATCGAGACGAATACCATTGGCACTCAAAATTTCACCGGGGCCGACCAATCGGACGCATTCGACAATTCGACCGACAATTTCTGGTGTTTGCGTGGAACTGACTACGATCGCCAAGTCTCCAGGTTTGCAGTTCATGCCGCTGCCTCCAATGCCGCCACCTTCGCGCGAAGCTCTCTCAGCTCGCGCTCCTGCGGCGTCTCCGCGATGGTTTTGAAACCGAAGACCCGATCCTCGTACTGGCGGATCGCGTAGTTCCCGCAGAACTGCTGGAACCTAACCCGCATGTCGTAAGGCAGGTACTTCTTCCCGGCCAAGATGTTCGACAGGTGCGACTTCGGCAGCCCCAACAGAGCCGCGGCGTCGCTCATCGAATACTTGACTCGCCGTTTGTTCCAGCAAAGCAGCACGGCGTCGTGCTCGTTGCGCAAGCGGCCAATCAAATACTCAGCTACCCAGTCAGGCTCCTTGACGGCCTGGAAAACCGGAATCTCGGTCTGCATCGCTCACTCCCTTGTTTTTCTTGGAAAGTTTCTTGTGTTCTACGTGGCGTTCCACGTACTGCATCGCATCAAATAAAGGCGTCGATAGGACGCCTTACAAAAATTCACGCAGCAGTGAGAGCCTTCACTCCCTCAGCCTCGAGCGCGGCAAAGACTTCCGGCCGAGCCAGGCGAAGGAAAGCGAGTCGGTACTTCGGGATGCCGTCATGGCGCCACTGGTGAACAGATGGCGGTTTGCAATCGCAGAGGCGGGCAACAGCGGTAGTCCCACCCAAGCGATCAATGACGATGTTGGCGTAGTTGTCCATGCGGGCCTCACGTTGATCTAAGGGCATTTTAGGCCGCCCTAAGCTGATATGCAAGTTCCGCCTAAAACTTTTTGTTTTAGCCTAGACTAATGAACACATGGAACTCACGCCTGGCCGAGGCCCTGGCCCAAAGCTCGTACAACCCGCACTCGTTCGCTAAGGAAATGGGCGTCTCTGCGCCCACCGTATCGGGCTGGATTGGGGCTGCGAACATCAAGCCTACCGAGCACATCAAGTCGGAGCTGATGCTCCGAGCATGCGCCCTTCTGCGGATCCGGCCTCAATGGCTAATCCTCAACGAAGGCCCAATGCGCGAGCTAAATTCGGAAAAAATTTCCGAAGAAATGTCGGAGATCATTGCACTTCTTATTGCAATCGACAGACATGGTGGCACCGAACGCGAAGACCTTATCGAAATCGTCAAAAGGTACGCCAGACATACATCTCATGGATACGGATCGTTACCGAAAGCAAATCGTTTACCCTAATTATTTACACGTATGTTCTCGCGCAAGATGGCCATCCATAGATTCACAATTGATATTTCTTTGGCCGAGCGACTGTACGGGGGCAATCGTGGATGAGAAAAAATTTGGGGTGATAGGAGTCATTCCTATTGAGCGTGGCCGGGCTATCAAGAATGCTCGCCGCGTGCAAACTACATCGGCGCCGGACGACAAAGATGCCGTCCTGAGACGCCTAGCCAGATCGCTTGAAGTGCTGGCTGAGATGGTCCGAGACGCATACGTAAAGCACTGATCTAGTTCCTGCCAAGCCGCCATCGAGCGGCTTTTCTTTTGCCCTCGACATTAGGCCGCGCTAAATTCTCCTTGACAGCCACCTTAGGCGCCCCTAATATGAAGTCACTAGCACGGCAATACGAGGCAGCCATGACAAGCCTGATCAACACCTTCCGAGCCGGCTTCACGGTCGACCCGCGCGAGCTGGAACGCGAGGTCGCACGGAAGCTTGCCCGTCACGAGCTGTACGACGAGCTGGACGCGGACAACAAGGCCGAGACGAAGCTATTCGAGCTTCTGGTAGAGGACGACACGGACGAGAACGCGAAGCGTATCGGCCATCTGGTCTGGTCGGTCTACGCCCGATTGGTGAAGCGCGAAATCGACACGATGAACGAGCAGATCGCGGAGCAGTCGGTGCGCGATCGGATGGAGGTGTGAGATGGATAAGACCGAAAACCGATTCTATCGCGAGCCGGCGTTCCCTGAGATGAATCCGAACCGATTAAATCCGAATCCCGGTATGACGCTACGCGACTACTTCGCGGCGAAAGCCGTACAAGGAATGGTCGCTAACCCGGAAATGACTGGCGATCGAAAAGTAGACATCGTTCGCGAGGCTTACGAATTCGCGGATGAAATGCTCCGCGCACGGGAGAACTGAAATGGACTGGTATCAGGAAATCAGCGTAACCAACGGCGTGATGTACGCCGGCTCCCGGTGGATCGGTTCGTTTTCCTCGCACGAGGCAGCGCTGGAGATCATGAGCATCCGGCGCGAGCAACGGACGGTGTACAGCGCGCGTGAGACGCATTGCTGTACGGAGTCCGATCTCGAGCTTGCCGAAGCCATCAATTTTGACGAGAGATAGATCATGAACTTCCATCGCTTACACACCGTACTCGTGCTTTTGTCCGGTGGCTATCTTGAAGTCGCCTGCGCAGACATGGAGCTGCCGGAAATGCAGCGGCATTGGCAGATTCGGCGGACCGTGGACTACGGGCAAGTTTGCTGGTGCTGACTGTTTTGTAGGTATGGCGTTGTACTCCCGTCATAGCGAAAGTATCCGTCGAATGATCCGCGTAAGCCTGTTGGAGAGTAAGCCGAGCGGCGAAAGCCGTACAGCAGCGCAGTAAAACGGCCAGAAGTAGCTCCCTGATAGTGCAGCGCCATACCTACAGAGCAGTAAGCATTGCGAAGGAGTTGATATGCGAGCCCACATTTACATGCGCTTCGGCCTTTGGGTAGCGAGGCTGGAAGATGAAACAGCGCTGCCGTTCCGGACGTTTGAAGGCGCGGCAGCTTGGGCAAAACGGATTCACGAAGGTAGCTGATTAACGGAGAGAGAAATGGGTTACGACTACGTCAAGCAGTACTACGGGGTGGATTGGAAGCGCGGTCAGCGCGTCGTCGCATACGGCAAGCCCGGTGTCATCACGGGCACCGACGGGCAGTATCTCCGCATCCGTCTCGACGGACAGAAGCACTCGGACAACTATCACCCGCTTGATGGTATCGAGTACATCAAGGATTGATCGAAGGTAACTGACACTACCCAGAGAGACCACATGAACGAGATCAAGCACACGCGAGATGCATTCGAGGCATGGGCCGCACGCGAAGGCCTGTATCTGGCGACGGGAAACTGCGACTGGTATCTGGCCAACAACACCGAAAAGGCATGGAAGGCGTGGCAGGAGTTCGCGTCGCTCATGAACGATATGGCCATGGCACTCGAACTGATCGCCGCCGATGCTGACGCCGGGAACAGCCGCCTCACATCTGGCGTCCGCATGGCCCTCGACGCTGCGCTGATCAAGGCAGGGTGTAAGGAAGCGCCGGTTAGGACGGGAGAGTGAGATGGATGAGCGAAGCTGCGCAACATGCGCACACCGGTACGGGATGATCCGGGAATTTTGGAGGTGTACGGCGGCGGGGTGTTATTGCGAAAACTACTATTGCGAATGCAAGGGCTCCAAAGGATTCCCAATGTGGTCGCCGCGAGCACCTTTGCATCGCAGGATCATCCGCATTTTTACCGGAGTAAAAGCATGATGCGCGCCCCACTCCAAAGCATCCGCAAGGTAGACGACAACGAGCTTTTGCGCCGCTGCGGTCGCGCTTGCGCAGGTCTTGCGGCGATCTGCTGCGTGTTGATCGTGTTCTCCGGGACTTTGATGTTTGGTGACACGCTGGCAAGGAGTCTGGCATGAATTACCTGCATATCCATGCTCCGACACCTTTCGAGGAAAGCTGTCAGTGCAATTTCTGCCCGACATGCCAGCGCATGCGGCGCATGTTCGTGAGCCACTACGAGTGGTATGGCTCCCGAGTGATTTGTGCGGGATGCGGGGATCAATGGGATGACGGTGAAATGTGCCCGCGCCCTTTCGAGCGAGGTTGGAGGAAGTCGTCGATCCAATTCGCGATCAGAAACTTGGCCCGCATCGGAGTGAAGGCATGAAGAAGATCCTCACCCACGACCTCACAAAGGTCTTCGCCGGCTGGATTGTGCTGTTCGTGTTCTGGCTGGTTCTGCCCGCT